CGAAGGACGCCCGTCAAGTTGGGGAGGTTAAACTGTTTTAGAATATCTCAACAATGATTGCCACATATGACAAGGCAAAAGCAACCGCCATTATCTTTACAAAGAAATTAAGATGGCGCATACGGCGCTCCCATCTGGTTTGCTCTTGCCATCTTTCAAAGTCGCCCGTTAGGTTTTCCGTTTTCATTATGCAAGTTCCCTTCTATCAGAGTGTGTAATATCAAATGCTCCCGTGTAATTTTCTAATACGTCCTCGACACTTGTGCATCCTGTATCGGAAATATACAACCATCCTCTCCCTTCACAATTCCAGCAAATAACATCTTTTGCGCTAGGGTCGTTAGGGTGACGGTCGGAAGTTATACCATAATCACAGTCTTCGCATTTTTCTTTAAAGTTCATTTAATAACCTCATTGTTTAGTTGTTGACTATCCCATGGTATGCCATTATAATTAAATAGTCAACAACTAACTAATAGGAGATTACATTGGATCAACCAATAACAGTTTATGGACATGATAGCGAAGTTAAATTTTTAACAGCGTGCGAGATTTGGGAAGTTGCAACCAATGAGGCAATTGATAAGTTCGGTAATGAATGGCGAAACAAAGCATCATGGATTGCTAACAGAACAAAAGTTTTAACTTATGAAAACGATCTACAAAAAATGGTAGGCGCTCATTTAAATATTAAAGCATAGAAAACTAACAATGAAGGGGAAAAGGGGGAGCCGGTCGGCTCTCTTTTTTTGTCCGCGATCCGCTGCACCTGGTCTCGAGAATAATATATATACCCGACCCCGTCCTATAGGGTCGCGATCCATTAACGACCAACCTGCTGCCCCGACCCGACCCGACCCGAACAGTTGGCCAAAAAAAAACGCCCCGAACATGGGGCGTTGAGTTTAGGAGTTTTTTATTTATCTAGTAAAACAGTCTTTCGGGTAAGTTTTATATAATATGTTTTTTATCTCGGCCAATGTTTCTAATAAATCAATTTCCCATTTTATTTCTAAAACATCATCCGAAGTTAATTCTTTATCTCTTAATTCTTTATTTTCTATTAACTCCCGCATGGCGTCCACGTTCCGGCATCTATCGCCTATCATGCAATAAACATTATCTTGGTGATTTTCTTCTATTAACTCAACCGCTTCAAGAGCTGTAAATAAAGCTTTTTTAGATATCGAAATTTCCATTTTAATAATCCCTCACTACAAAACCCGTTTGATCGTTTTTAGCCTTTGACCCTTTTGGATCAAGACCGACAATAACGCCCTTTGGGTCAAGGTGGCGCAGATCGTGTTCCGTCCCGTCAATAACCGGATAACCTAAATATTCTTTTGGTAACCCGTGGCCGAAAACAACCGCGACATTAAAGCCAAGTTTTAAAGCTTGGATTGCTTCCGCCTTGTTTGTTTCCGATAGGCTAAAGGTCAAATGGTAATTGGATGGACGGTTTTTTTTAGTTAACCGTTTTAAATGTTTTGTATAATCTACAAATTGAATAGTGGGAAATAATTCGGTCACGGTTTTATTGTCCCGTAGTTTTACTTTCATGGACTCAAACGCGAGATCCGTTGACCCGTTCAACCGTACACATAAAGCTTTGTTTTTATTCTTAGCTGTATTGGAAAGCTTTTTAATATGGTCGGTCATTTCCGCCATGAATGCATGATGATCATTTATAAAGTATTGAGCTTTACGAACACGGGAGTCGCGAACGCTATTAGTTCCGTTTTCGAGATCCTTAACCATGCCCGCTTGTCCAGAGTAAAAACCTAAACATAACGACCGACAACCAGCGGAAGACTTCCCGCATAAATCAAAATCTCCGCCCGTGGTATGTGGCGCCATGTAATTGATCCCGTTTAGATAGCCGTATTTATCCGCCTTGATTGCCTTGGCGGAATCCGTAGAAAAAAAACGTTTAAATTGTATCATTGTAAAAACTCCATTTTAAATTGTTGACTCTTATAGTATAGTTCCATATAATACCATGGTCAACAATTTTATTAACAATTTTATTAAAAACAAGGAATATTAAAAATGGATGATGTTTTAAATGATTTAAGATGTATGTTAGACGACCGTCTCCCGCATCCTTTAGAGGGTGGTAAGTCAGCCAGTGATGATGACAACGAGTTAAACGAAATTATAGTTTTAGAAAAAACCATTGCTTTATTAGAAAACAATCCGGATCAAGCGGAAGTGATTTGGGAAACATTCATGAACTTATTGGATTGTGGGTCAAGAACGGACGCTAACCATTGGTTCGGCTATAATATTGAGAGGTTTTAAAAATGGACATGCACCAAGCGCTAACAGAAATTGACGGGGTTTTAGAAAATCATTATTTAAATGTCAGGGAGTTTTCGCAAAGTGAGGCGGACGATTTTCAAGATTGCGTTAACAAGCTTCACGAAATACTAGCAGATTATTGCAGGTTAAAAAAGCAGCCATTAGGTCGGTCGGTTGTTGACACTCCAAAGTAGACCGACCACGGCCAGTGGTTCTCCCGCCACTGGCCAACCGTCCCGCTCGATGTCTTATTTCCTTTCAACATCGAGCGGGATTTTTTATACGCCTGGTCCCGGCCAGCTACAACGAGCCGTCTCCGACCCGACCACGGTTCCCGAACCCGACCCGACCTGCAAACCCGACCCGACCCGACCCCGACTGATCCCGATCAATGACCCGACCAACCCCGACCAATCGTCCCCCGACCATAGACTAGGGACAAGACCCGACCCCGAACCATCGACGTGCAGACCATGGGTCACTAACCCCCGACCATGATCCCCGCCAAACAAATATAGGTTAGGGGATGAGAGGGGGTGTACCAAGAAGAAACTTACCCCGCCCGATCTATAATGTGAGTAATTCCATGCTACTTGATGGGATGAGATATTTATTCGGTTAGTTTTTGTTACTTTAAGTTCGATCCAAAAAGAACAACCTTCAGCGCATATATATACATCTGGGATGCCTCCGCCATAACGGTTTTCAATTCTTTGAACTTGCCAATGAAGGGGTATCTTTTCTTTCAATTTGTTCCAAAACAGTGTCTCTGGTTTTTGTGTCATTTAAGACCTCGTAATCTGCATCCGTGAAAACGCTAGGATGATTTTGTCTAATTTCTTTTAAACGGTTTTCTATTTCATCACGGTTCATATTTTCAATAGCATGAAAGTGACTTGTCTCACGTCTATCAGTAGTAAGACCCCCCAGAGCACTTCGCGTTTTTTCAGCGTTAATTGCGGCTGAGAAATGTCCTGCCTCTTCGGCTCCTTGAGAGAGTTCACTGAGCCTCTTTAATTGCCCCAAAAGAGTGACCCCGTATTTCTTTTCTCTGTCCTCTCGAAGTTCCAAAATATAATCAGCTACATGAGGAAACGAATTAGCATCCAAAAGTTTATGGGCTTGGACCTTGGCACAATCAGAAGCGTAACCAGCAAGTCTAGCACACTCCGCATTACTATGTGTACCATCAACAAAATGTCTGGCAAATTCTTTTTGTCGGTTGGTCAATTTTCTGCCGTGAGCTTCTTCAATCTCTTCGGCTTTAGTTTCTATTCTTCTTTTCATACTTCCATCCTATATACTAGCGTTTTCAAAATCTAGTTTTATTTTTACAAAAATGAGAAAGGTGGCGGATCAGTAAAGTGTCACATACGGACTACTTTTGTCACAAGTGTCACACCGAGTGTCACACCTAAGATTACCTACAATGTACAGTGGTCAATGGATACAGAATATTTAAAAGTCAAATGTGACTGTTTGACACTTTTTTATAAATTTTTTTCACTTTTCAAAAACTTTTTTTCAAATCGCCAGTATATAGAACGGAAGTATAAACTTGACTTATTTCCATGTATCATGGTAGGTTAAATAATCACGCAAACATAGAAAGGAGAAATGTGATGTATACTACATTTACCAAAGCTGGTTTAAAAACAATAAGAGCGTCCCTCAATAAAGCTTTTCGAGAAGTTGAAGAAGCTCATGGTATCAAGTTAAATATTGGTAACATAAGTTATGAGGACACTACGTTTCGCACAACCTTGAAAGCGTCCATTGTCAATGAAGATGGAACCGTTGAAGACGAACAACGTAAGGACTTTAAAAAATTCGCGACCATGTTTGATCTCAACCCAGAATGGTTAGATAAAGAAATCGTTCTTAGTGGTAGGACATTTACTATTACGGGATTGAATAGAAAAGCTTCAAAGAATAATATACGTATTCAAGCTGAGAATGGGGATGTTCATATATGCCCTTCAAAGAACCTTACACATTATTTTGAGAAGGGTGTTTAACTCATGTGGAAAAAAATAAAGTTATCTAAAAAAACTCACGTTATTTCATTATACGATTTCACTGGTGAGGCATTGCGTCCATGGGCAGAGGCCGGATATCAATGTTTCGCTTACGACATTCAACACAAGCCAAGCCCGATGGGTGAATTGGAACCATCAAGCGGTACTGCTTTTGAAAATCTGGACTCCCACTTTCCATTAAACGGTGGCAACATTTTTAAAATCCATGCTGATCTGTATAACAAAAGTGTTCTTATGAAAATCGCAAGTCGGCATATGAACGATGCAAAATTCTTATCTGCATTCCCTCCATGCACCGACTTGAGTTCAGCGGGTGCGCGATGGTGGAAAGAAAAGGAAAAAGAAAATCCATTGTTCCAAATGTTTGCACGTGACAATGCGGTAGCGTGTCAGCATTTGGCGGACACTTTGGATTGCCCTTACTACATAGAAAATCCAGTGGGGGCATTGAGCACTTTATGGCGCAAACCAAATCACAGTTTTAACCCA